GTGCTGGTGATCTCATCAATCAGCAAGGGCATGCTGTTCAAAAGCCCCGCCCTTTGTTGCATGGCAACAGGCGATGTGCCCTTGCCTGTGCGGTACCGCAGGGGGTGCCCCCACACGCCAGCCTTTGCGCTGAGCACCAGAGATTTACCTGTACCTGACCAGCGTGAGCCAATGTGCCACACGAACCCCTCGTACTCAGTGAACCGCATGAGCGGTGAGCCAAAGCTGTCGAGGCAGATAGCCAGCGCCGTCTCCATCCCTGGCTTGTCAATAAAGATTGTCTTCCAAAGTTTTTGCCATTTGGCCAGCGATCCGTTGCCGTTTGTGTTGCGGTTGATGTTCTCCAGCCCAGGCATCGGCACGGTTGTCTCACGCCCATCTTTGGTGAACACGCGGTTGTTGTAAACGAACGAGTTGTCGGCTTGCCAGCCACACTGGAACGGCACCTCGATGGGCTTCTTGTTCTGGGACGCATCCCCAACACAGGCGCGTACATAGTCAAACAGTGTCTTATCGTGACCCGCAAAGGTGCTAACAATGTTCTGGCTGGCTAACCACTTGAGCGTTTCGTCTTTGCTGACAATCGACTTCTGCGGAAAGTTCAGTGTCTGCACGCCTTCGGGACGCACAGCGGCCATGTGCACAAGGTGGTCGTTCTCCATCTTCAACAGATCAACCACAAACAAGTCGTAGGGAACAAGCTGAATATTCTTCTTGCTCTTCTTCCCCTCCTCGTCCTCCTCCGTTTTGATGCAATAGACGCCGCCGTTCTCGCCGTAGTTGTACCCCCTGGGTGGCGTAGGGCGGGTAAGAGATGGCGCTACGGGTAGGCCATCGGTCTCAGGCTCATAGCTGTCTTCCGAATCAAACTCACGCTCTTCATCAAAGTCCTCGGGCGCATCGACAATCATGGAGATTTGCTTCTCTGTGTTGTCAACTTTGATCTCCCGCCCCAGAATAAGTGGGTTGGTGATCTTGCCCCAGTGCTTGCACTTGGTGCAGATGCCGGGGTTCTCGCTGTCCATCTTGACGCAGGGGTACGGGCCTTTTATCTCTGCCAGCTTCTGCTCCATCCGTTCCTGGGAGTACGGATGCAGGTTCGACAGCCACACAGCTTTCTCAGCGCCATCCTGGCAAACCTTTGCCCAAGACAACAGCCCACGCCAGACAGGTTCTTTGCCATCTTCAGCGGCGGTAGCCACGTAGTCAGCAACCTGAGCACAGTGCGGCTCGAAACTCTCAAACAGGGTGATGCTGTTCTCGATCAGCTTAACCTGCGCCTTGTTCATGCTGGCGCGGGGGCGTTGCCCCGGCAGATTAAAGGCAGGCGTAGCCGCCACGCTAGGGGCAGGCGACTCCAGCTTCTCGTAGATCAGTGGCGACAAGGTAGCCAGATCAAACAAGCCGCCCTCTTGCACAATTCGCACAGGCCGGGGGGTCTTGTACTTCTTCTTAAAGTTGGTGGTCCCAGGCACACGCAGGATACGTGCGGGGTCCGCCGTCACCGTCATGTCGATCTTGAACCCTTCTTGGCGGCACAAGAGCTTTAGGTTCTCAGCAACAGGTTTCCAAATAAGCGAAGGCACCTCATCCTTGAGCGGCCAGTAGCAGTGCAGTCCACCGCCAGAGTCCACGATCAAGGGTTCGCCCAGCGCATTCAGCCCGGTCTTTTGTAGAAACGTCTCAAGCGCCGATGCGGCATCCTTCTTGGTCTCATACCCATCCAAGTCTAGGAAGAACGACTTGGCAAACTTGGCTTGCTCTGTGCCGCGCCTCTCCTCGAAGGTGGACACGCCGTAGAAACAATCACACCCTGCGGCGTGCCACTCGGTTACTTTGTTCAGAATTTCATCAACAGTCTCCGCATAATAGTGCTCTTTCTTTTTTGTGAGTTCAACCGCGCAGTACAGGCCAAGACCCGGGGACGGCAGAACCACCGCTAAAAATTCAGCGGGTGTCATAGCTATCCTTTACGTTACTTGAACAGTTCGAGTTGGCGGGGGTCTTTTTCTATTGGCGCATTGGGTGACAACAGAATAGTAAAGCGGCGGAGCAGTTCGATCTGAAAAGACAACGGCAAGCCAGCGTTTTCTTCGGCAACATAGTTGGCGCTCAAGCGAACAAGTTCGTCGTTGCTCAAGGTGCGAGGTTGAATGATCGACATGTTTTTCTCCACGCCTCTTCGGCGGTGCTTGTTGTTTGCAGAATTTTTAGGAGGGACTCTACCGCTGGGCGGTAAGCCACAAACACTTCGCCGCCACCAAACCAGTTGTAGACAGTCTGGCGCGATGCGCCAGTGGCTGCCGAGATTCGGATAGCGGAGAAGCCCAGATGCACAGCCCAGCGCCCTAACTGGTTGCCCAGAGTTTTAGGCGCGGCTGACACGCGTTTCTTTATGTGCGGTGCGTAGGACATTTGGTGGAAGGGCCGAAGCCCTATTCTCCTTACTCGTTCTCATCCCAGTCATCGACCATCTCAGCCAAGTTGGATTTCTTGGCGGGGACAGCGTTGGCTTTCTTCTCCTCCTTGCGAACAACAGGCTCCTCAATTGCTTCTGCCGCCTCGGTCTTAACTGCCTTCTTCGCCTTGGGGGTGGGTGCAGGCGGCTCGGCTTCATCGGCCTCGGCCTCGGGTTTGGCGGTGACACGTCTACCTTCAAGCCCCAGTTTTGCAGGCATAGTCACGTTGTCCATCTTGGCGACCGTCATGTTGACGGCTTTGATGGCTTCTGGCGACTTGCTCTTCTCTTCACAGATGGCGTGCTCGTCTTCGGTCAACCAGCGCATGCCTTTGAAGAACAGCTTGGGGCTTTGCGACTTGGTGTCGAACTTCAAGCGGGTAACGATCTCGCTGGGGTCAACGGACGGCGACTGCGCCATCAGTGTCTTGGCGTACGCTTGCAACGGGCGGTCATCCCCAACTGCGTCACCAAAGATAGACTTGGCGGGGAGTGTCAACTGGAGCACATCGCCTTCCATGTCGTTGGCCAACACTACAGCAATACGTTGCTGGTAACGGCAGGCACGGCTGTTGTTCTGACCAGACCCTGCAATGTTTTGCGGACAGCCTTCGCACTTGAAGTGCTGTTTGTTTTCAGCCTCATCGCTGGGGGTGACGCCATCGTTTGACCAGCAGTCAGGCGCAGATGCTTCGCCGTCATAGGACTTAGCGTAGAAGATGCGGCTGATCTTAGGCGCGGCGTTAACGATCACCACGTCCAGGTAGCGCTCGTCAATGGCCGCAACTTCTTTACCTCCTTGGTAAAGACGGAACACACCGCCCTTGATGGAGATACGCTTGCCACCACTGGCACCAGCACCGCCAGCTAAAGCCTTGGCTACAGCCGACAACTCAGTGCGGTTCTTCACAAATGCGGGAACATTCTCACCGCCGAAAATCGAAACATTACTCATGCAACTCTCCTTAGTTGGTTGGTTTACGAACAGAAATGGTGTACTCAGTCATTGAGTTCAAGCCAGGGGGTACGAGATTGGGGTTCTCTTCAAGAAACTGAGCCATGTTTGTTTGCGCAATACGTTTCTCAAGCAAGTCAACAGCTTCGTTTTGCAAAACAAAAGTCTTGAACGAATCCCAGTCTTGTGTGTTGTAGCGTGTCTTGGTAGACAGCACTACCGTGCCTTCAGTAGTTGGCGCAGATTTCAGCCCCATCTTCAGCATCTGATCTTTGAGCGCAATCTTGATTACGTCTTGTTGTGCCTTGATTACTTCAACCTGCGTTTCATACTCAGTGGTCAGTTGCTGAATGCGGCTCTGCATCTTGCGATAAACTTTTGCCAGCTTGTTCATTGGAACAAGCGTCATCTCAGCGGTCTCTTGAGGCATTGCCTCGTCATCTACTTCAGTTGTCATCTACTTCTCCTTTTGTCTAATGTTTGACATTGTACGTGGTTTATTTATTTGTGCAACCCCCTTTTCATTTATTTTTTATTTCGCTGTCGAACATGCCGACCAGCAGTTCGTGGTCATTGACTTTGTTCGCCATTGCGCTGAAGAGTTTATTTTCAATCGGGCTTGATTGAATGTGCACCACAGTAACTTTGTCAGAGTTTTGACCTTTGCGGTCAGCCCGGGCAATGCACTGAGTGTACATTTCCACGGACATAAGTGGGCCAAAGAAGATGACCGTATCCGCCGCAGTTAGGGTAATCCCGTGCGCAGTTGCTTGTGGTTGCATCACCAGTATACGAATTCTGTCGGTTGTCTGAAAGTCGTGGATGATGTGGTTGCGTTTGCTTGGGCTCACGTCGCCATGAATCTGCTCCACGGCATAGCCGCGCTTTGTCAGGTAGTCAACTATGGTGGAGATGCTTGACCTGAACAACGCAAACAATATCACCTTGCGCTCTGTCTCCTCCAGCACTTCCTCCAGCACAGACAGGCGTGGCCCCGCATCAAACTCAACCACCTCTTTGTCATCGGTGTACGCCGCACCACAAGAAATTTGTAGCAACTTGTTGACTGCTACTCCGGCGTTGACGGCGCTGATTGTCTCGCCAGCCGCGTGCACCATCATCTGTTCTTTCAACAGCTTGTAGTACTTGTTTTGCTGAGGCGTCATCGGCACCTCACGCGTCACTGTGATGACAGGGGGCAGGTCAAGACACTGGTCTTTGGTGAAACGTATTGCTGGTTGAAGCGCCTCGTACACCATGTCTCGTGACGCTGGCTTGGGTGCCCACTTGAACATGGTCACTTTGTTCATCACCTTGTCGCGCCATGCTGTCTGAAACTTGGGCACACCGCTGGGATTGACCAGCTTAGCTAAGCCATACGCATCCACAGGTGACTGCGAGGCGGGTGTACCTGTCATCATCCACAAGTACGTTGCTGGCTTGATGATGGAGGCCAGCGCTTTCCAACGCCTTGTCTGCGTGTTCTTGTACGCATTGGCTTCGTCTACGATAACCAGATCAAAGCGTCCATCGTTGACAATCTCGGACGCGATCAAGTTCAGCCCATCGTAGTTAGCGATGACGATCTCGTAGTTCTGCTGAATCATCTCGATGCGTCGAGAGGCTTGCGTGTGGTGGGCCACAACGGCTGAGCGGTGGATGATGCTCTGGTTTAAGTCGCCCATCCATGCTGGCCCCATGATTGACAAAGGGCACAGTATCAGGACACGGCGAACTTCTCCGCGTTGCATCAGGTAGTCAGCCGCCCACAGGGCAGAGAGCGTCTTGCCTGTCCCCGGGTCGTTGAAGCAGAACGCTCTGCGGTGCATTGTGAGGAACGCCGCAGTCTCTATCTGGTGCGCCATAGGCTTGTAGCGCCCAGGCCAGCTATACCGCCGAGTGATCGGGGACGGCACATCTTTAACGCCCAGGTTCTTCAACACCCTTGCTTCGTCTAACCCCCAGTACACAGCGACATCAAAGATGCCGTTGGTCTCGCTAAGAATTTTGTGCTTGGGGATGACGCTGTACTTGTGTGGGTTGCGTGT